ATGAAAGATGTTTATTATTTTACACCACTTCACAATAAATTTGTGAAATTTGATGATATAACTTGGCTCGTTATAATTGCGCTAACTATTTTAGCATTATACATTATTAAAAATATGAAAGTTCGTCCTAAAAAGTAAATTATGAAATGGAAAATCTATTTTTTATTATTTGGATCAGTGTTATCGCTTGGTATTTTTACGACTTCCGCAAAAACTGCCCACGCGATTGAAAGTTATAAAATATCGCCAGAAGATGATAGAACTATAAGGCGTGGTTTTCATTCAAATTCAAATATTAAAGATGAAAAACATATTGATTTACATTATTATTTTTATGCGCAAAATAACTATTCCGAAAATTTGAGAGTAATTGCTTATATTTGTGATTATAAAGCAGATTATTATAATGATAATTCCATAACTTCAGTTCCAGATTGTGGTTTATCAATGGTTCAAGAAGCTGGAAAATTTAAAATTAAAATAAATGCTGGATATTATGCGAGTTTAGAGTATAGTCGAAGAACTCAAAAAATTATTACAAGCTATTATAATTATAATTCTGTGTATAATAATCAAAATTATGATATTGCAAGTTTTACTGATCAAGATTTTGAAAAAGGCTTAACTTTGCTTGGTGGTTCAACTTTAAAGGCTAACAACTGGAACAGAAATGAGGGTGGATTTTTAGTCGATCCAGTTGGTGGAAATTCGAACAGTTCTAACAGTTCTAATAATTCAAGTAATAATGGGGGTGGTTTTGATATTTTCGGTGGAATTAAAGCATTTTTTCAGCCAATGATTGATTCAATCACGCGAACTCAAAAGGCTGTTTTAGGTATTTCAGATACTATTATAAACGGTATTAAAAAATTATTTAGTAGTTTAATAGAATCAGTTAAAAATATTTGGGATTTTCTTACAAATTTCTTTACTAAATTAGTTGAAGAGTTGGGAAAATTTGTTAAGTGGATTTTCGTTCCTGAAAGTGATGTTTTGACAAAACAGATCAAAGGTTTTACTGATCTTGTAGATTTATCTTTTCAGCCTTTAAAACAGACTTTAGGTATAGATTTTGTTGATCCTATGTATTTAAATACAAATAGATGTAATGGTTCACCAATGGGATTAACTGGTAATGGAGATGGTAGATTTTCAGGTATGAACGGCTTTTCCGGTGTTATTGAAATAAATATTTGTAAAGTTCCAGCACCTTTAATATTTTTAGCAAGAAATTTATTCAGATTTTCGGTAATATTTGTTTTACTTAGACGGTTATCAATAACCTTACCTATTGTTTTTGGTTCTCGTTATGTTTGGGAAAGAAGTGATAAAGGAGATAGTAAATAATGTTAGTTGATTTAATTTTAACACTTATTTTCGGTTTAATAAAAATCATTATTTTTGCACCAATAGCTATAATTCTTGAAGTTCTAAAACCTGTTTTGGTATTTCTTGGATCTATAAACTGGATTACTGATATTACAAGACCGGCTGTAAATTTATTTAGTTTCCTACTTGAAGATGAAATATTATTTAAATTTATTTTAACTACTTCAATTGTTTTAATTCCTTTTGAATTTGCTATATCTGTTGGTTGGTGGGTATTATATAAAGTTCCGTTATTAGGTTTAAAGGATAAGTAAAGGAGTTAAAATGTCTTACCTCTCATTCATTAAGAAAGAAGCAAAAATTCACTTTGATTCTATTAAACAGAATTATATAGATTCAAAAGATAAAGAATTGTTTAGAGCTTCAGGTTTGACTGTATATTGTGGTTGGCAAGGTTCAGGTAAAACGCTTTCAGCCGTAAAACACGTTTATAATCTTATGGTTCGATACCCAAAAGCAATTTTAGTCACAAATTTGGAGTTTAATTCAGATTTACCGAACAAAATTATAACTTTTAAAAATCACGATGATCTGCACCGTTTACTTGTTGAAGTTAATAATGGTAAATATGGCGTTATTTATCTTATAGATGAAATACATACATATTTTAATGCTTTAGAGTCGAAAGATATACCACCATATATTTTTACCGAAATATCACAACAACGCAAGCAACGTAAGGCTATTATTGGCACTTCCCAGTTATTCTTGCGTATGGCAAAACCTTTCAGGGAGCAAGCAAACTATTTAGTTATGTGTTCTACTCACGGCAATATTTTTACTGTTAATAAAGTTTATGATGCACATAAACTCACAACTGATTACTCAGGGCAACTTATCGGACACGCAATTAAAATGGGCTTTTTCTTTCACTCTGAAAAATTACGAAATATGTATGACACTCTACAGAAAGTCGTATCAGGAAAAGCAGAATTCGAAGATTTTCAGGTTATTAATTTAGAACAGAAGAAAAAGAAAGGCTTTCGTGCGTCCGCAAGTCGTTGACGCGAGCACGAAAGCCACTAAAATTATTATTTAAAGGAGAAAATATGTTATACGAACTTAAAATTACTCGTAAATTTCAATACACACTATATCATAATAGAACACCCCTCGCTCATTACAGAACTAAAAAAGACGCAAAAACTGCACTTTTAATTATTAAACAAAAATTCGATACCTTAGACAAAATTCAAAAACATATGACAATTCAAACTGTAAGTTATCTCAATGATACTCACTTATCAGTTTATCAATACTGTTCAGATTTCGAAATTAAACATCATTTCAATGTCAAACGCGAACAAATTGCGTAATTGTGGCGGGGCGTTCCCGCTTGCGGGAACCCTTGTCAAGAGCCACACTTAACACACAAAACGCTAATTTAAGGAGATTATTTATATGCAAGCTTTGCGCTCTCAAACCTCAAACCTTTTGAAGTCGATCTTTGAATCTAATAAGGAGATCAAATTTAAAGAAATATGCTCATATGCTAAAATCTATCCAGATTCAATCAAAATAATTAAATATCACCGCCCTGTTGTTTTCACTAACTTTTCAGATCGTGGCACTTCTGCTATCTTGATGAATGAAGAAAATGCCGAAGAACAAGATTATCTGCAAAAGTCGATCAACCGCACAAAAACCAAAATATCAGATTATGTCCTTTGTAATAACTTCTCGCATTTCGCAACCTTCACTTTCGATCCTTCGAACCCTAAAGTAAATGGCGAAGAAAACCGAAAAGATTTCAAAAAGATGTCTTCCCTACTCAAAAACTGGCTTAAAACCGAACAACTCAACCATTTAAGGCGACACGGTCGAAGATTTCGCTATTTAATCGTTCCAGAACGGCACAAAAACGGCGCTTGGCACTTCCACGCTTTACTCGAAGACTATCAAAACGAAACAGAAGGATTTTATACTCGAAAAAACAAATATATCACCGTATCTGAACTTAAAAAAACTAAAAAAGAAAAAGATCGCAAATTCATTACAAGATATACTTTAGGGCGATCCGAAATAGCTCCTATTAAAGATAAAACGAAGATGTCAAGCTATATTAAAAAATACATCACAAAAGAACTTATTCAAGATAAAAACGCTAAACGCTACTGGGCAAGTCGAAACCTTAAAACTCCTGAAATTATACCAAACTTTATTTCAGAACATCAAAAAATACCTGAACAATTCCTAACCGCCAAACACGACTACCACGATATTTATATAATTCCAAAAGATTCATCATATTTCAGTTTTTCAAAATATGTAAATAAAATTGAAAATCACTTTAAACGCCAAAAATTACACATAAAAATATAACAGTTATCACCTTAACTCGTTAAGTGATAACTCCTTATTTCAATTTATTGAAATAAGCTTATTCTTGATGTATAATGAAAATATGGACAAGAAAATAATAGAACCTCTAAATAATAATATTGAAATTGAAGAAAATAAAGGTTTTGCTTCAAAAGAGATTCAACAAAAAGCTTCAAGTGTATATCAAGAAAACACACAAAAAGAAGCTTTAGCTATTGAAACAAGAAATCTTTTAAGACAGCGACTTAAGCACGATATACGCCAAGAGGTTGCTAAAATGCGAAAGCACGTTCTATGGTTATCTTTCTTTTTTATACTTATGTTTTTTATGTATAATTCACAAAAAAACAATTCTTCATTTGTTTGGCTTTTCTTCATTGCTCTACAAGTTCCCTACTATTATTTCAGGAAATCACGTATAATTAAATCTTATACTGATGATTCGGAAATATAAAATAATAAATTCGAGATATTACTTATGGAAGAAAATAAATTTACTGAAAAAGACTATTTAGAGGCTCAATATAAAATTCAACGAAGTATTCAAACTAATGTTAATATTATAACATTTATAATGCTTACTCAATTCATTTTTACAATTATAGGTACAATAATTGTCTGGTCTTCCCTATCGGCAATCCCTTCTATTTTGCATAAATAATTATAAAAAATGTTGTAAAAATAACACAATATGTTAAGAAAAAAGTCAATATAGTTAATAGATGTAGAAAAATTAGAAAAATTAAAATAATATGTTATAATACTTGACTTCCTCCACGATATATTGTGCGACGCTTGATACAACTATTGAATATGAATGTTCTGTAATGTAAACATCCATATTTTTTTGCTCGTAAAATGTTTTAATCTTCTCTAAGTATAGTTTCGCATCTTTTAATGTTAAATATTTTTATACACTTGCGTTTGTTTAAAATTCACTACGATATACTTATACTCGGGTTTTTTCGTCATATAGCTCGAATTTTGTCTTGAAATGAGTTTTTGTCTGTGGTGTGTGTAAATATACCTACATAAGGTTAGTGTTATAATAAGTACTCCTAAGATCAAAACTTGTTCGCTTTTTGTTTGTTTTAATCTCCAGTTAGCTACGAAAACAATGACAGCAGTAGTCCGGAGGACCCACCTATGCTTTTAAACGGGAGTGTTTAGTAAAGCTGACGGAGCAAGTATATGTACAACAACTGCAAATACCGTAGTTTCTAGCCTTTTTAGCCGATTCTTCTGTATGTCAATCATAATTTTGCTTTAATAAATTAAGACGAAATTGCTGTAATTGCCGCTTTTGAGCGCTGATTTTTATTCCAAAGTTGCCAGACGGCGATTTTTGTGGGGATTTCGCCCGACCAAATCGCTATCGGCGAAAGTTTTCCAAGATTTAAAGGTGAATCGAGCGGTGTTGAAAAAACTTCTCCGTTTTCCGCGATGATGAAGTTTGCGTTGTTTAAGGTTAAGATTTGCGCTGGATATGAAAAAGTAAATTTGTGCAAAATATCAGCAACATTCGAGATGTTCATCGAAAAAGTTAAAACTTTCGGGTAGAAAACTTTCGAAAAGATTTTTTGAAGTTGTGCAAAACTCGCTAAAATACTAACATTTTTCTTGTATAAAATCTCACTAAATGAATCTAAAAGAATATCAACCGCATCGCGTGTAATGAAAATTGGTTTTTCGCTTTCAAGGATGAATTTTTCGAAAAGAATTGCAGTTTCGGAATTTTTGTTTGTATCACCAATAAATAAAATTGAATCTGCCCACTTTTCTCCAGCTTTAAAATCTGTCCAGGAATCGTTCGAAAATCCACCTGAAAGATTACTTTTTGCAAAAATTAGCTCGGTTGAATCAATTTTAATATCTTTTTTTAAACTGTTGGGTAATAAAATTCTAACTTCACCAACCCCAGTTCTAAGTGCGGTTTTGTGGGCGATTGCCAACCCTCGAAAAGCCCCTGCCCCGCCCCCAATGATTAAAAGTTTTCCGGCGTGTGATTTTTGTTCAGGTTTGCTCCATTCGATTTCTGGAAAAAGTAATTTTGAAGACTGAACACGCCAAAAATCAAACAT